TCAGTCAAGTTCAATAAACGGACATAACGTGGGGTAAAATCAAGAGCGATAGTTAATGCTGCTCCTGTTCCAATAAACGAACCAACTTTTTTATGAGATCCACTTGACATTGCGTGACTCCTTTTTCAAATATCATGGATGGTTATAATTATAAGTTTAGATGAATATAAGTTCAAGTCTAGAATATATTATTAAGCCATGTCTACAAAACATTCGCAACGAAAATGAAACGGAGGGATCTGGACTCCACTCTGTTTGGCAAGCTCGTCGGCACTGACCTTGGCTTCCTTCAACCCCTCTTTGGTGTAATCACTAGGTGCTTTGAAGTGGAAGAAAGGTTGTATGTCCTTGAGATCTTCGACATTATTTGCAGCTAGTATCTCGCTCATGTGCTTAGTACCAACCTCGACGCTATAGGTCTGCCCGTCCATAGCCAGACACCCTAGGCAGGTTCTGCTAGACTTGATTGAACGGATGACAAATTGCTTTGCGTCAATTTCGGTGAGGGTTGTTAAGGCTCCAGAGGTCCTAGCCATGGAAGCCGTATGGTCGGCTAGACCGGAGAAGTAGCTCTCGGCTGTCCCTCTGTACCCTACTGGTACGACCTCAGATGCCAGTGAACCAGCCTCTATTTTCAAGGCTTTTGCTAGGTCCGCTTGCATCTTTGGTATTGCAACGTCTAGAGGTTCATTACTCTCTAAGATGTTCTTACGGACGCTCTCCGCAACAGTCCTCTGTACGTTCCCCTTATAGAACTGACCAGTAGACCTAGACATCATCTTCTTGATACCTGCCAGAGCCTCGTCGTCCTTATCCAGCCAGAGTACCGGACTGACATCGGGAAGCTTTGCCTTCTGGACAATCTTTATCTTGTTGGTCTTTATAAACTCGTTCTTGTAATACTTGTAAAGATAGTCGATGTACTCTTCTTGGTTCTTGGCAATATTGTCTTGGTACTCCCCCATTTTCGAGTCTATTTCTTTTATGAACGACTCTACCCACTTATCGCTAGTTGTGGACTTGGATCCGGCTTCTTTTATAAGAGGCTTTGCCAGCTTCGCCCACTCGGTGAACAGGTATAGACCAAACGAGGCAACAGTGTTGATGCTAGTCGGACTCTTTAGAGCCTTGTCTAGTGCTATCGACGTTGCTTTAAATACTGCAAATTTCTTATTCATCATCATCTTTTGTACCATAGAGTTTTTTTATGCTCTCTCTATCTTTCGTAACCAAAGGTCTAGGTGGAAACCATGTATCGGAAATAGGGATTAGGACGAGCGGATCACCACTTCGCATTCTGCTAATGACGTCTGCATTCTTTCTTTTCCTACGCTCCTCTTCTACTTCCTTGTCCATCTCAAACCTCGTACATTATTTCACTATAGATCTCTTTGTATAGAGCCTTTCTAATGTCAGTCAATGCACGTTTCGTAATCTCTTCCGCTACATCTTCGTCTTCTTTTTCAAGCGGAAATTGATTCTGGTTTGGAGCGATAACACCTGTCGCAGCATTGCCACCAACAGTCTTGGATAGGCCAACCAGAGTCATAGACATTGGAATGTCTGGATCAAAATCAATCTTATCTTTGTCGTATAATGGGAGTTCCCTGTTAAGGATGTCAGAAAGGATTTGCCTAGCTAGGTTCGGTGTAACTCCACCAGTTTTCTCTGAACCAGATAATACTTTGACCAAGTCTTCGTCGTTTGTGACGTTAGCTGAATTTGACACGAAGGTGTGATATTTTACTCCAAATTCCTTGATGAGAATGCGGTTCATTATTCTGTCGAACTCTTTTCTTTCCGGTGCGAATACCTGCTCGTCTGCTAACTTTCTAGACTCTTGTGCCGTAGACCTATTATAGTCATCAGATTTACCTACGAAGATTGGAGGAAGCCTCCAGCTTCTGCGTATCTTATCTGAATTATTCTTGTCATAGTTTTGAAACAACTGGTCGTCCTTTTGGACGCTAGATAGATCCTTGATTTCCATCTTCATGGTACCTGGATTTATCTGTGTTTCGTCTGCTGGCTCTGCCTCTATAATTAGAAAACTAGAGCGGTTATTTTCACCCTTGACCTTCGTCTCAACAAACTCTTCTATCCGTTTGATTGATCCATCCGTTAGCTGGCCATTTGAAACCATTACAATCATGCTTGGTATATTGTTATTTTGGAACGTCACGAAATTTATTTCTTCAGATGCCCTAGAACCATATATTGAGAACAGATTGCCTACGTATCTTGGAACGCCATACACGCTTCGGTTTGATTTTATTCTAAAATGATATACTGGATTTGCTAGCTCATTTTTCTTTGAAAGTAGCTCGCTGTCAGGGATAACCTTCCCATCAAATGATGATATGTTTCGTGGGTCACCCCACTCTTTAAAATACACCTTCTTTGTACCTACGCTCTGCACAAATCTTCTGAATTTTTTTCGTATTACTTTCTTCTCTGTCGCCTGTGTATATTCATTGTAATACACCAACTCCACCTTAATAGATTCTTCGTCTAGTGCGACTAATCTCATAGTGTGAGCATGTAGTCTTTCGATAGAACTAATGCCTTCCTTATGTAGATAAGGAACGAGTTCCCAATAGGCGTTACCGCACTCTTCCAATTCGTTTCTCGTCTCCCTGCGAAGTGATGTAATATCATCCTCGAAATTGACGTTCTCTAGAAATTGCTTGAGTGTGTTTTTTTCTGCAACAACAGCTTTTTTAAGCTCATCTCCCTCAACATTTTTCTCAACAAGTCTGTACCCAAAGCTATCAATATTTGTAGACATAGCGTCTATACATTGACGAAGCTCGGTCGAGTTTTCTTTCAACATGGAGAGAACTAATAGCGGATAAGGAGGCTGTATGATTCCGTCAATACCCTCGAAAGGGTCTTCCATGATAGCATTAGATTCTTCTTCCCCCACAGCTTTCACAACTATGGATCGGAGAACCCGTTTATTGGTTTTATCCTTGTCTTGACTCTTGTTAATTTCAATAGCTTGAGCTTGTCTTTGCATATATTTTCACCTTTCTGACGGGCAGATTTTATCACCAAAACTAGATAACTCCAAACTCTCTTCTGTCTTTTTTTATCTTGCGAAATAAGTTGGATACGGCAATTTCTAACGCATCAAAATCATCATCGTGTTCGCAATCTGGAAATAGAATTAGGTTGTCTGTCAATTCTTGCACACCCCACTTTGGAAAAAACACGTTTCCGTTTTCGAACTTACTAGACAGTGTCCACGCTCGTGTTACCTTATCTTTCAATGTTATCACAGGCTTTACGGGAACGTTAGAAATGACTTGCAACAACTGAGACTGAGCACTTTGATATGCGTTGGCTTCGATGAACACACGTCTAGGTCGAAACTGGCTGTTTTTTTCTATTATCTTCATCGCTTGCTGCAAGAAAGTTAGACGCTCTTTATATAGGTCTATCAAGTAAACTCTACCAAATTCATCCTTCCCAACTGTCGCAATACAAAAATAGTCAGACGTGTTTTTCTGTGCAATTGCTAGGTCTATCCCCTGCACTATGAACAATTTTTCTGGAAGGGAGTCGTAGTATTTGATCCACTCGTGCTTGAATATTTTTCCAACCATCATGGTTGTGTCGTTCTGGTATTGGGTGTTGAATATGGCTGTACCCATAGCCTTTCGCTTCTTTTCAAGCCACTCTATAGGCATCTTGCTAGGCCATATGGAGATCCCGTCTTTGCTGATAGCAGGGTAAATCCTAGCCTTGTAGTCGTCATCTATATTCATCAAGTGAGCGTAGTGGTCAGACGGGTTGTATCTAGTTCCGTGGATGAAAAAACGACCATCTGGCTCGAGAGTTGGGTCTAATACTTTGTAGTACCATATCTTAAATTTTTCACGCTGGATCTCAGTCCTAGAGTTCTCTTCGTCAACTAAGTCATCACCGATGATAAGATCATAGTGTCTCCCGATGATTGCACCACCAACACCACAACAACTGATGGTTGATTCTTTGGCAAAGGTTGTTCTGTTTTTGACGTTAATTTCCCTGCTATCCCACTTCTCCCCAGCCTGTTCTCCAAAGATAGAAGTCAGCTTCTCATTGCTCTTAAGGTGATCTTTGATCTCTCTCAAAAAAATCTCTGCCTGAAGCTGAGTGTTCGAGACAATGAGGATACGAATGTTTGGATTGATAAGTATCTCGTAGATAGCTCGGATGATGGTAAGACACACAGACTTACCGATACCCCTAGGAGCCAGCGTTAAGGTCTTGTTGTTGGATGACTGATGGATGAGCATTGACAGGTGACACGGTGTGACAGTATAGCCTAGTACGTGTTCCATTAGGTAGTCCAAACGGCCATACTTCAGAACAGATGCCCTGATTACGTCGTAAGACGCAAGAGTAGCTTGCTGGTATTGGTCCTCTAGCCTTGTTCTAACCTCTAAGGCTTCTGCAATATCTGGAACACTATCACTCATTCGTACCCTGTTCCTCTAAGAATTGCTCAAGAAGTTTATTTATGAGGATACCTAGATTGGTCTTATCCCCAAGACCCTTCTCCTTGAAAGCTCGGTTTGTTGACGCAATATAAATCTGTGCTTTTTCTTTTAATTTCACAGACATATTGAAAGTCGTTGCTATTGTCTTCTGTTTTCCACCCATTGCATCTCCAGAATTATAAATATATAAATACAATATGAGCATCCAATGAACAACTCTAATTATATTAAATACTATTTCTAGAAATAACAGAATGGGGTTCAAATGGAATTTGAGAATGTAGAATATGTCAAGAATTATGATGGTGATACCATAACTGTTAACATAACTGAAGTCCACCCACTACTAGGCCTCCGCATACCAGTAAGGGTGCGTGGGATAGACACAGACGAAATGCGAGACAAGACCAAGTCGGCACTAGATGCTCAAATCTACGTCCATGGTATCCTCTCTCGTGCGAAGAGGATTGATCTAATGAACGCTGGTCGGTGCAAGTATTTTAGAATACTAGCGGACGTGATTGTGGATGGAGTTTCAATTGCAGAATTAATCATAAAAAAAGGGTATTCTAAACGAGTAGAATACCCTTGAGTGAAAGACCCTAAGTGTCTTCAGTTTGTTCTTCACTCTACTTTCGGAGAAACTGAGGTTTGCGGACAGTTGAGAAAAAGACCCTAAGTGTCTTCAGTTTGTTCTTCACTCCACTTTAGAGGAAACTGAGGTTTGCGGACAGTGGTTGGAAAGACCCTAACTGACTAGAACTACAGAATGAAGGACCTTTCGCGGACAGTTGAGGGAAAGACCCTAACTGTCTTCAGTTTGTTCTTCACTCTACTTTAGAGGAAACTGAGGTTTGCGGACAGTTAGAGGAAAGACCTTAACTGACTAGAAAGACAGAATGAAGGACCTTTTGCGGACAGTGGTTGGAAAGACCTTAAGTGTCTTCAGTTTGTCCTTCACTCTACTTTCGGAGAAACTGAGGTTTGCGGACAGTTAGAGGAAAGACCCTAACTGTCTTCTAAAAATGTCTTCATTTTGTTGCCCTTTCTTATTCAAAATACTTTTTTTTCGATGTTAGATATTTGTCCAATCTTTTTCGTAGCTCCCGCGAATAAACACTAGCCTCATCCTGATAATAGTTCTCGTTTTCTGGATTCCAGCCGCGCGATGCGTCCCTCGCTTCGCAGCAATCTTTTACCGAGTATTCCAGTTCTACAACTGACATTTTTTTTGCTTTTGCTTCTACCTGATTCCAGTTTAAAGTTTTCATTTTTGTCATGATCTTCTCCCTTAACTCAGGCTGCCATACTGTAATTAGACAGCAATTTTTCCATCTTATAGATATTTCTGCGTTGCGAAAAAATATCATCTGTTTGATGTGTCAACACTTCTGTAATTCTGTTATATAATCCCCACTTGTTCTGAACAGGTGTTCTCTCGATACCACTATCCCCCTCAACGAGTACCTTGACGCTTTCAAGGTACTTTTTTGCTATCACCTTATCCTCAATACACTTGTCTAGGAACACCAAGGCTCCACGCTGGTCCATGTACTCTTTGGTGTAGGTCTCTATAACTCCAGCGAATTCGTTTCGAAATGCAGCAATTCCCGTCACAATATTTTCCCGAATTGAGTCTAGGTCAATTCCATGGATATGCCGACTGTAGAATTTATTTAGGATGTGTGAGACAAACATTCCGTTGGAGCACACTAGCCTGTGACCATAGATCTCGGTACGGAGGCCAGAGCTGCAGTCGTAGCTGTTGGACACCCCAATCCTGAGATTTATAATGTCGCCAACACCACCGACGTCGTGTCGAACAGTTGGCAAGTCGTACTCGGCAAACAGGGTTGGTCCCCTGTCTGTCGTCCTAATTTGCTTGAATTTACAGCCCATTTCGTCCAAAGCATTGGTTACACTGTCACACGCCTCCTCGTGCTGTATGAGGGTGTATCTGTCAGACGCAACGCTGAAAATTCTGGTGTGGTCATTGTCGTCCACAATTGCACAATGACCTTCTAGCTTGCGACCATACTGGTCAAACAAATCAATCTTGTTGGCTCTAGTTAATTCCATCTTACACTCCTTCTAATAGTTTGTTGAATTCACTTTCAGTAATTATCGATATCCCAAGTGTTTCTGCTTTCGTCAGCTTAGTATTCCCAGGAAGATCTCCGATGATAAGGTAGTCTAGCTTCTTGCTCACACCACTCTTCGCAATTCCACCCAACGCTCGTATATCAGCTTCAAATACAGGTCTATCCTTTGATAGTGTTCCAGTGATGCAGAAAGATTTTCCAGTGATTGGTGACTGCACTTCGACAACTGGTACCTCTGGCAATGGCTCTATGCCTAGCTTCAGTAGAGCGTCGATGGTTTGACGCCATTGGTGCAAGCCTTCAGCCATTGCATCAGCCCGTGACACGCCAATACCCTCTACATTTTCAGCCAAAATCAAGCCTCTAATTCCGCTCTTGTATTCTAGGTCGAGTATTTTTTCTATGGTGTTGTATCTTGAATTTTTGATGAACATTTTCCATATGCTTGTTCCTATCTCTGGCATGTTCAACGCACCAAGAAAAACATGAAGAGGCATTTGCTTGAACTCTTGGTATGCGAGCATATTTGCAGCCAAACGGCTTCCGCAACGCTCCAAACCAGATATCAACATTTTCTGTGTGCAAGTGTAGAGTTCTGGTAGCTCTTTGACGATACCTAGATTGTAGAGCTCGTCGATGGTTTCTGGTCCCATCGAGTAGAACCGAAAGTGATCTTTCAGTTTACGCACCCAATGCTCTATGTTGCCAATCTTCCGAGTGTCGCACCCGATATTGGGACAAATTAGGAATGGTCCGTCTTGGTACAACGTGTGGCTACACACCCGACAGTTGACCGGATATTCTAGTTCCGCTCCATCCGAGCGACCAACCAAGTATTCTACCTTTGGTATCACATCACCTCGCCTAGAAACGCAGATAACGTCGCCAACTCTTGGCTTGGCTGAACCCCATATCTTCTCGATGACGTCTAGGTTGGCGAGGCTTGCCTTTGCAACATTCACACCCAAGAAAACCTCGTTGAATTTTGCGACAGGTGTGATGTGACCGCCACGACCATGACTCCAGATGATGTACTCTAGCTTGGTTTCGGCAGAAGAAAACGGAAACTTGATTGCGACCTTGAAACGTGGTCGGTTTCGTGCATCAAAGCCAAGTTGTTTTTTCTCAGAGGATGAATTGATGCTCACAACAATTCCGTCCACATCAAAATTCAACTCCTCTCTTTCCTCAAGCATCTTCTTGTATAGAGCTGGCAGACCATCGGCTGTAGTTGTGTGGAACACCACGTTGCGATACCAGCGTTTGAGTGTAGCAAACTGCGAGTAGTCGGCTTCAAACACGTCGTCCTCGTCAACTCCGTAGTACATCAGTGTGCAATACCCGCAATTCTTAGAGCTAGACGAGCGTGTTGCACCGCTTGCTCCGTTGCGTGTGTTTGAATATGGTGTCTTGTCGGTGGTCTGCTCTCTATACTTATTGAAGTCCGAGGTCTTCATGACAATTTCAGCTTTTACCGAGCCAGTAAACTCCTCATCCAACACTAGACGCACGTTCTGCATTTTCACTACGTTTGCCGTGATATTTTCACCAACGTCTCCGTCGCCTCGGGTGATTGCCCGAACCAATTTTCCGCTGTCGTAAACCAGCTCCACAGCTAGTCCGTCGTACTTCCAACTCACAATTAATTTTTGGTCACCACACCACTTCGTAATCTTACCAAAATCCATGCTCCCGTCCGGACCAACGCACGACAGCTTTGAAAGCGAGTGCATGAAGGTCGAGTGTTTGCATTTTTCTAGGTTCGACGTGTCTAGTGGTGTGTCCATGTCCGATGCATCAGCACCGAACATTGCGTCGTATTCTGCGTCGGACAATACAGGGGTTCCATCCCTGTATTGCCTATCCGCTTCTGCTTTGCTTATTTTAAATCCCATATTATTTTCCTCGTATCAAACATTTACAAATTGTCACTGGGAATAGACACCTCTTACAGAGTATGTTGTGGTCCATTTCGTATCCCACAATCTTATCCATTAGTTTTCTTTTCCAAGCAATTGGGTAATCTGGTTCCAGTTCGTCATACATTTTTTTCATCTCTATATATGCTTTGTTCACCCGCATTATTCAGCTCCTGCTCTGTTACAGTCGGTCCTATCTCTAGGCTATTAAGTTTTCGATCAAAGCAATTAACGAGCATTCTTTTGGCACCACTTTGTTTTCAGGTCCGTTACGAGGTCGGCTACGTTGGTTCCATCCCGTCGAGCATATACGCTAGTCTTTGGCAATCTCAGATACGTATTGACCTCGATGTTTCGCCACCAATGGGTTGTATCCGTGATGTACCATTCGGCTGTTGCGTTGCGTAGGAACCAATCTTTTATCAGTATGCCTAGCAGCGTTGCAGCGACCGACTCGTCTCCAGTGTGGGTGAATATGGGATCAAGTGGAGTACCACTCCAGTCGGTCTCCGATACACGAACAGCGGGAGTCCAGTCGAGTGGGACGTGACCGAGCAACTGACCAGATACTGCATTGAGGGTTGGAATTCTTGTTCTGAAATAATCCTCAACACCCTTTACTTGCTGTGCAGAAACGGACAAGTTGAACTTTGCAATTCTTGCCTTTTCTTGCTTGGTCATTTTCACAGGCACCATCTTTGCCTCGTCGTTTAATCTAAACATCTTGGTTCTCCTTTGGTTGCGGTATGGTGTTGCAACCAACCATCCGCATGTAGAGTTGTTTCATGTCAAATAATTTCGCCTCTAGCTCTTTTCTAATGGCTTCATTATTCTCGCTGGTCACCTGTTTTTCTAGTCTGGTAATCTGTGTTACCGTCCACTTCAGGTCAGCCTTTTTCATCGCTCTAAAAAGCATCTCTGCCTCCTCGTGCATAAAATACTCACTGCATTCTCCTCGTGTTGTGCCTAGCGTTGGCGTTGTGCCTAGCGTTGGCGTTGTGCCTAGCGTTGGCGTTGTGCCTAGCGTTGGCGTTGTGCCTAGCGTTGGCGTTGTGCCTAGCGTTGGCGTTGTGCCTAGCGTTGGCGTTGGGTGTGCTGCCTTGCCTAGCGAAAATAGGCCAAAAACAAGCCGATAAACGCAAAAAACCCGATAGGTCTGGGCGACCTAGTCGGGTGAATTGGTGTTGCTTGGTTGGCTATCGGCCAGTGGCAAGCGTCGGCTATTCAGCTGTTTTCAGCTTAGTTTGTGCCTTTACAGCTTGCATCGCAGCAATCATCTTGCGGCTCGCAGCTTGCAACTCCATGTTCGCTGCCTTGCTTTGTGCTATTAAATCAGTGTTTTTCACCTCAAGCTTCTTGATCTCCGCTGCCAGCACTTTGTTTTCTGGCTTCGTCATCTCTTTGTTGTAGGCATCTAGGCCGACGAGACTGTCCTGCGAAACAAGCATCCGCAGAGCGGCTGGTATGTAGGCCCACACCTTGCCTCGCACGTTGTCGGGGTTGTTTGTTGCGTCGTTAATTAAATCTGCCTTGGCTCTGTCGTAACTTTCTTCAAATGTTATTACTACTTTGCCGTCTTTTTTCACTTTCACACAATACGCTTTTTTGCCCGTTGCAAGGTGCAACAATAGGTCTTTTTTTGCTACTGCCATGTCTTAAAACTCCGTAAAAATAAGGTTATAAACGTGTACCAAGCAAGTGTTAATAATACCGCTTGGTATTAACTGGTTGTGGTATAGCGTAGGTTGTTGCGTGTTGGCAATGAAAAAAATGATGGATATGCAGAATTTTTATTTTACCTGTAAAATTGGCGTGATATAATTAAAAGCCAATGATTACAATAGGTTATGTAAATAGGGTTGCCAGTAATTACAGTCAGTTAGGGTATTCAGCCGTTTGCAGTCGTTTTTAGGACTTTTGGCTCTGCCTGTTTTTGGCAATACCCTACTAGGCAACAACCCTATTAAAAGGCAAGGCTCACCCATTGTGTCGGCCACTCTGGGTTGTGGGTGTGCTGCCAGCCACAACCAAGGGGATCATAACTATTATAAATACAGTAGGGGTGAAGAATTATTGACCAGCAATTACAGCACCTTGCAATCAACCACAGCAATTACAGCCAGTTAAGGTGGGTTGGTGTCCACCCTAATTCGCTAGGGATTCCACCGACTTCCACTCCCTGAATTAAATCACTGAAAATTCTTGCCCGTTTCCGCCTGTCGTTCTAGTGGGTTATCAGGCCACTCTATTTTCATTAATTTTTTTCATTAAAAGTGCCGTTAAGTACAATGTGAGCAAAGCAAGGCAGCAACAACCAAGCAAAGCCACACACACCTAGAGGCTGGTTTTAATTGCATGGTGCAAGCAAAGCCACAACACACAACAAGGAGATATCCGTATGAAAAACGTAGCAAGCATCTCAGTATTACAGGCGTTAGAAAGCATCAACCCAGAAACCCTTCGCATTATCGAAGAACCAGCCATACTAGGCTTTGAAAAAGGACACCACGAGTACATGGGGATGCAGATCATGAGGGAAGAGGGCGAGTGGAACGTGTACCAAGGCGAAAAATTGTTGTTTGCCGCAACCGACTTGGACGAGGCTGCAATTCTGATTCAAACAATGGTGAACCCAACGCACATCAGCCTAGAAGAGGGTCGCCCTGTTGGACCGCTCGACCTTGCTGCAAACAAGACCAAGGAAGAGTACCTTGCCAACCACAATGAGGTGACCGCCATTATGAGGAAGATTGAGTACTACGACGCAAAGGTGCAAGTAATAGCACACAACGGCGACACCAACGTGTTTCAGTGTGTGGTTATACGCAAGGGACATGGACTGGAAAAGGACGAGACCATAGAACTGAGTGCTGGTCGGGTTTTTGCTGGCATGTTCAAAAATTACCTATGGCGTCGCCAATACCGCAACGACCTACACACACGTCGTGCCAAGCTCATGGTCATGGCTGCTCAATAACTAGCACACACCCTAGGGGTGTGGCAACACACCCTAGGCAACAACCAAGCGGAGGCAATATGAAAAAACAAATAGAAAAATTATGGAACGCCTACAATAACGAAAAAATGGAACCAGAAACTATTGCCGAGGAAATTATGAAACTGTGGACAACACTAACGGCAGAAGAAAAAGCAAGTTTGGAACACTTGTTTGGTTGCTGCCAAGATAGCATGAACGACTAACACACCCAAAGGAGAACACACCATGGACCTACAGACAGCAACAGATGCCGAGTGGTTTGCCTTTATACGAGCCAACAACCCGACCGCCATGCTGACCGCTTGGCTTGCTAGTGTGCCGCACACCACAACCGAGTGGTTGCAATTGCCACAACCAACTCTGCGTCGGTTGGTTGTGCTAGGCACACTACTAGGTGACGCAGATTTAATAGACCCAACAACCCTATACGGAGGACCAGAATGGATACCCAACAACGCCATACGGCAGACTTGATAGCAGAGGCAACACGCCTGATAGAACAAGGGGAGCTGAACACCCCAACCGACGTTACCAACCATTTTACCGTGGAAGAAATTGCGACCATCGCCTTGTACCTTGTGCAACACTTTACCACGCTAAACGAGCTGAAGGAACATTTCCAGAAAGGAGACGGAGGCTTTTAAAGCGTTGGGTGTGGTTGCCAACCAACCAGCACACCCACACCCAACGCCAACCAACCAGCACACCCACACCCAACGCCAACCAACCAGCACACCCACACCCAACGCCAACCAACCAGCACACCCACACCCAACGCCAACCAACGCCAACCAACGCCAACCAACCAGCTAC